TTTTAACATCATTTTTAGCTCGATAAAATTTACCACCATAAAGAACATATTCTCTTTTTTGATAACTCTCAGTTTTACTCCATTCGCTATATTGTTGAGGTGGAGCAACATTTTTCATGGGTAAAATTTTCCAAACTCCTGTATTAGTAACCTCTACTGCTTCAATAAGATAAGGTTCGAACTCGTCGGGCACTATCCATTCACCACGTCCATTTACTTGTCTATACTCGGAGGGATAAAAATCAAATTTGTTGGTATCCAGGAAGTCTATAGTATCACATTCATATGGCTGCCATGGTGAATTAGCATCTCCAGTGGTCGGATCATCCCCTATAAAGGTTTGTTTTGTTAATATATATATATTACAATTAGTATTAGAATTAGAGTCCTTGACGTAATTTGGTATAAATGGATTATAATTAAATTGAATATTAGGATTCCATTGTATTACTTGTTCACATCCCCAGCAAATATTTTCATATTTCGACTCAAAGAGCCAGCCAGCATAATCGTCATCATTATACATTCCTTGACCATTCAAACCATCTAATATCTTAAAGCTTTGACCGATGGCAAAAGTATAATTTCCAGTCCAGTCTCTCATGCTACCAGTAGGTACAACTGCACCAATCGTTCCTTCATCGAATGGTAAACCAACCTTGTTTCCTATAACTTTATAAAAGTCCAGACCCCTTTTCACTATGTCTCCTGGGAAGTAATCAGAGTATGAACTATAGTTAGTATAATAACTTGGATCTTTTATTGGTGAATTGTATCCAGATATACATTCAAATACCCAGGGGTAGGTTTTGAAACCAAGAGCACCATCATCCAATTCTTGCTGAAAGAATTTATAACCAGAAGGGCTACCCTCAATTATTAATTGATCATTTGGACCCCAGAAAACCTCTTCATATATATTGTTGTCTTCAGGAAATTCGCTAGAAATTTCTAGATTAGTTCCGAATTGTTTGAATGACCTAAGTGTAGATAAATCAAAAGTAACTATATCCCCCTCTTCGTAGGGAGCATCGAAATATTGATATTCGGGATAATTGTCTGGGTTTATATCAGGCAATTGGTCAACCAATGGATTGTAAATAGCAGAAGCTTCAACAATTTTTGCTCCGTTACTAACAACATCTTCATCAGAATTACCTTCACCATAATGCACGTATGATATAGGTAAAGAGTCTGGGCTTCCAGAGAAATAATTACCAAAACGACTCCACTCTTGCTTTTGCACACTGTCAGGCGCTGGATACTTTCTAACATGTCTATACTCTAAGGAGTTACCTTGATTATCTGTGCCTGCACCTATTGATTGGTAAATCCATTCTCCGTCTACTTTTTTTCTCACCTGCCAATTTGTCCAACCGTTCCATTTTTCGTCTATGTTTGCGCAGGAAATGTATTCATCTAAAGTTATATCCAAGAAAAGGGGAACTTCTTTCGTAAGATAATCGTAACCAATTGCGGTGAATTGACTGGCACCAGGCCTAGAGTTTACAGCTGGTTGGAAAAAATTGCCATCTTTTCTTGTTAGATTTGCTACATGCAGAGAAACATTTAAATTTTGATACTTGTAAAGTTGATCAGTGACGCCTTTTTTACTGGTGTCCAGGTATATCCTGGCCATTTTATTAAACTCCAAAGGGTTACCAAATGCATCAACTTTGTTGGTTGGTCTAAACGAATCTACGAATTCAGAATTTTCAATAACAACAGGTAGATCCTCATATGTTCGGGTATCGCCATTTTGCCTTAAATCTGAACCATAAGAATCAATAGAAGAGTCTACTTGAGATTGAGGGTTGCCAATATCAAGAATTGACGCTAAATCAGAAACGGTAGCTTTACATTGACCTATTTCATCAGTCGGCAAAATAGGTGAGGTATTAGCTGAGAAATTAACGGGTCTGGAATAAGGGTTGATTTGCAACTCCAAGATTTTATTGTTATAACCTTCGCCGTCAAAATATTCTGATTCATCTCTATTTCTAAAGCCATCAAAAGCCCTTAGGTTCATATCTAGGGTAACGTTATCAGTTAATAGAGATAAATCAATTTTACCTACATCTCTATAGTCAGAACTAATACCTCCTTGGCTTGGATCTGTGTTTGTATTTAAAAATAACTCATATTTATGATAAGCATCCAGAGTAAACATTCGGTTGGTTGATGTGTATTCAGGGTATACTCCGTCTACACCATCTTCTCTAGCGCGATGTAGTGGGTCGGCGTCAAAAGTACTGGAACCTAATGCTGCTCTATAAGACACAGTCGGTTGGTCGACGATTATAGATAATCCATGGTCATTAATTTCTTCTGAGTTAGCTTGAATATTAAAAATTCCATTTAATAAAACATTATTTAGGTCCCTGTATTTTTGGCCTGGACTAATAATAGTGAGCTCTCCATTTTCTTGAGGATCGGTTTTGTCGTTTAAGGTATACTTTCGGCCATCAAGGTAATCATAATAAGATAACGGACCCAGTGCAGCCTTAAAGCCTTGCAACAAGCTACTCGTAGCTCGTTCAGGAAAAGTAACTTGACCATTATCCTTAGAATCTTCTCCTATGGGTAACGCAAGTCCAGCAATAGGACCTTCTGATAAAATTTCTAAGCTTTTATATAAACCAATAGATTCTAATTTTTGATAATTGCCTCTATTACCGACTTTTAAAGGCGAGCTACCTTTAAAAGCTATAGGTTCTCCGTTCAAGGTAACACAGTTAACCCTGCTAGAGTTGGGACGCATCGAGCCATCCATTCCTCCTCGAGGAAAAACAAAGGGCCTAACTGTATTGCTTTCTGGCACTGTGGATCCACTATTGTGTCTACGTAAGGCTTTTTTAGCAGAAGGTCCATAAACTTTACGTCCTCCAGACCAGTAACCTTGATTTTCGTAACCCTCGCTATAAGACTCGTTATTTATGTCTGGGTTAAAGCTTTTTGATCCGTTTTCCCCGCCAAAGCTCAGTATACGTTTATCAGTTAAATTGTACGAATTAACTTGATCTTCTACACTAAAATTTCTTAAATCATCATTAGATGGTGTGCTGTTAATAACTAGGTCGGCACTAACAATGTTATCAGAATTGTATATAACCATGTTTTTGTAATCAAAATCATAATTTTCAACACTAGAATGAATCACTTTAGTTCCTACTCTAAGCTGTCCATATACTATTGGGACTGGCGTACCTTGCTCTGCTCGATTTTCGTTATCTGTATACAAGAATGAATTTGTTTGTATGATTTCATACTCTGGTACATTTTCTTCTTCTGTGAAATTTAATTTATCAGCTAATTTTTGCAAACCATACGACATGCCAAAATTCATAGCAAAATTTCCCAAAAATCCCGCCGCTCCAGCCGCTCCAGCTTTTCCTTGGGGTGAGGGTATGATGTGGTATTCTTTTTCTTTTAATAAAATGTTTCCGCAAAAGCGCTCGTAAGTTTTATCTTTTGAATCAACGAATTGAAAATCTACACCAATTTCAGATTTTTGAATAAAATATTGTTTAAACTTAGGGAAGTTTACACACAACCCCATAATTGCATCATTGGGAGTTAACGCATCTAAATAAATGTTTTCGGCAAATAAATCACTTAACTCACCATGCAATATAAATTTCTTCATAAATCCTTATACCTATATACTTTATACACTTTATTCAAGTGTTCAGGTAGAAATAATTCTTTCTTAGGGTAGCCGTAAATAGGGTGGTGGTACATAGTATTATCGCCCAGGTATATCCCCAAATGAAATACTCTATCTAAAGTAGGCTTAAACACAATGATATCATAATCTTTTATGCATGAAAAATCAATATTTATAAAGTTATTTTCTATGTTTTTTATTAAAAATTTATTAGAGTCTTTTCCTTGTCTCGCCCAATTTTTAATTGAGTTAGTAAATTTAATATTAAGTTCTAGTTGAAAAAAATCTTTCACGAATGTAATACAATCTTGAAAGTAAGGTATGAAAATTCTTTTTTGTAGAGGTTTGGGTTTGTATGAGTTGGGGTAGTATAAGTACTGACTCTTATCTTGTATCGAAAAAATAAATGAAGGTAAAGATAAAGATTCTGAAACATTTAAATCTAGTGAACTTGGATTGGAGTTGTACTCTATATGGCTATGATACAGAGATAAAATGTTTTTTTGTAAATAATATTTATAAAATCGTTTATCGTGAGAGATAAAATGGTTCACATCATAACTATCCTCATTCACAAAAGGTAGAAATTTAATAGTGCATCCATCTGACTCTAGAATAAAAACTCCACAAGTCTCCCTATTTTTGTGCTTTAGGGAATACTGTAAAGCCTCATGTACTACATTAGTATTTCCAAGATCCAGGGAAGCCTCCAAACGGTAATCCATTATCTAATTCACTATCTCCAAACCGAGCACGACAACCTTTTAAGTTTTTACTACATGCATCCTCAACCCAGTTACTCTTATTGGTCTCGGGGTCAATACCAACTGTTCCGTCTTTTAGGCAGACGTAAAGTTTGGGAGCTAGGTTGGGTTGAGTTTCATCTAAAATTAAAACATATTCGCCTTTTTTATATGTTGCTTCTGGATCAAAAATAAAAGGGTCGCCCCTTACGATAGGTGTACTATCTGAAAAATGGATAGGGTTGCCCTTGCTGTCTGTTTTGGGCGGACCATCGTAACCGCAACCGATATGATGCCGGTAACGCCATTGACATGTATTGTAAACAATTTTACGATTAGGTAAAAAAGAATTTTCTTTTTCAAGGGGTGAGGATAATTCGAATGCTATGGAGCTTGCATTTTCATGAGTTTTTTTATTAATAATATACTTTTCAACGGGAAAAGAGTCTTCATTACCTGTACCAAATGGATTAAGATTATTGGGGAAATTATTATTGCTTAAAAATTTTACAAAAGTACGAATGCGAAAAATTTCATAACCCATAAAATCATCAAAAAACCTTGTTTTTAAACCGAAAAATCCATCACTATTATCAAACACTAATGTTGGACGAGGAAATTCATTGTCAGCATAATCAAACCCATTGACAGAAAAGGGTATATAAAAATATTCATTCCTGCCTCCCCCTTCGCCATAAAATATACTTTGCTTGTATCCGTTTTCGCCGTTATGAAAGTAATAGTTATTACCTCGAACTTTTTTAGTCAAAGACAATCGAAACAAAGTAATTAAAGTGGAAGGTTCAAAATCTAAAATTTCATCAATAATGGACTGCTTCATGGTATATATAATAACCTATTTACCTCGGACTTTCAATAAAAGTAGCAGTAATAGTATGATTGTTAAAGTAAATAAAATTATGTGTCCATTCGGGGCAGTAAAAATAACTCATATTACGTCGGTGTGGGGTAGTATTATTGTCGTTTGAAATTTCAACACCATAATCTTTTTGAATATGGAAGCCAAACCTTTTATAACCTAAGTGGCTCTCTAGAAACAATAATATTCTTTTTGCCTCGAGGTTGCTTCTAGCAGAAAATGTAACATTTAAATTAGTTAAGTTTGGATTAAATCCATACTTATTGTATTTAGAGTAAGCTTCCGATAGATTTGATTTTTTATATTTAGGAGCATGATCAATACTAATAATGTCATCCGCCCTAAAGTCAAACATGCGTACATCAAGATAGCCCGCATTAGTTAAGGGAGGGTAGGGGTAATAGGAACACTCGTGAGGTTTATTTATGAAAATAGAATTCCTATATAGGGTATTCGAATTGCGACCATTATCGTAAGGCTCAAACACATTAAGGGGATCAAGTAAGGATATAAAATTTGTTGAATTATTACTGAATTCTAAAATACTTGAGTTAACAGGAAAACTTTTATAACTATCGGGTTTATAGAGAACATTTTTATCGCTAAGGTTTACATCTTTGTTTGAATTGTTAGCGAATTGAGCAGAGAAGTTTCCAGCATATCCCACTTCAGATAAAGCATATTTTGTTTCAATGTTGTCGTTAAAATGAACATTAGGTTCAACACTTTTCAGTATAGATGCAGCTGTAGAAGTTAAGGTTGCCTTAATTGAATTAACATCATAATAAGATTTTTCATGAGTATAATTTAAACAATTAAAAGCATTAACTTTGTAAGGGTAAAAAGGTTGGTAATCAAAAGCTGGTATTCTCTTGTTATCAAAATGACCTTCTATATTGTATTGTTGAGGCTCGTAATAAAACTGTTTTTGAAAAAAAGAAATTAAGTCATGTGACTGTGTGTCTATTAATTCTTCAAAATTTAAATTTAATGTCATTGTTAGAGAATTAATACCTTGAGGTAAAACTTGAGAATAATTATCTCCATAACGAACGGAATGATTTAAAGAAGTGAAAGATGCAGACGAGCCAAAAGCTGGCTGCATATCTAAATTGTTATACTCTGTATTCTTGAGGTCCATTATTGTAAAACTTGAGAAATAGTTACAGAGCCATTCAAATAACCTCTAGAATTGACACTTAAAGACTCGCTTTGGACAGCTCCATTACAATGAAATGAAGACAGTAAGCCAGCAGAGTTATTGCGATAATTATCGTAAGATAAATCTCTTAACTCACATACAACTTCAACGTTTTCTTGATTCATAACTTTATGTAAAACAGAGGGATCTAGATTATCGCCTTCTACGGTGACACTTACATTTGTTTGACGTTTGGATGCTCGAGTGGGTAGAAATCCAATTTCTGGAACATAGTCTCCAGTGGGAACTTCATATTTAGGGTATCGAGAGATCGAGGCTGAATAAGAAAAACCAAGACCATAATTAAAACCAATAGAACTCAAGCCTACAAGTTTACTAGTTTCTCCATGAGGTATTGATTGCTGTTGGTATAAATCAGAAGAGTAATAGTTTAAACTTAAGCTTTCATCTTTAGTTAGGTTTCCATAAATATCAAAAGAAGCCTTAGCTTGAGAAATAGAGTTTGGGGAAATACTAAATTCAAACTGAGTTAAGTAGGCACCGTAAAATGCAAAATCTCCTAAAAAACCAGTTACTCTGTCGTTATTAATAGGAGGAAATTCAGTTGGATCTACTAAACCTGTAATGCTAAAAAAATGAGGTAAATTACCTTCGTTAACATAAAAATCTACATCTAAAGTTCCTTTGATTGGTGAGTCTGCGACATAATTAAAAGAAGGTTCGAAGTAACCATTTTGAGCTTCCTCTTCAGTTAATGACCAACCTCCACTTTTTGCATAAACTTTAGTCAAAAAATCATGACCACCAGGGTTTACTTCTTCTGAGAAAAATAAATTTTTACCGTTTGGAAAAGTTATTTTAGAGTCTTTTTTTATCTTATTAATTGAAGATGATATTGGTCTAGGTGGCCCACCGATAGGACCCATGACAACTAACTCATTAGAACCTTCTTCGAAAACAAACATATCATCAAAAATCATATTAGATCCATCTCCGAATGCACATATTTGTAAAATATTATCGTCTAGCTGGCGACTAGCTTTAATATCTTGACTCAATGTTAAGGATGCACTTTCTGCAAATATGTATTCCCCCGTGTTACTACCTTCAACAGATAAAAACAGCGGGACATCATCGTAAGGTTTAAGTTTCATGCTTTAGAACTATCGTTAATATATGCGTTGTACGTCAAGTTTACAACTAAAACATCATCAACTGAGGATTTAATTGATTGCGATACAACAGTAGCATCGTCAAGAGTAAATTTTTCGATCAAGTTATCATTAATAGGGTTATTGAAACTAATAGATAGATCTTGATGTTTAGGTTTAATTAGAAAATCACTAATCTTGTCAATTTCATAATCAAAAACTTCTAAATTGAAAGTTACCTCTTTCATGATAGGCATAACCCTATGAATGTGAATAGGGAAGGGTTCGCCAATCGCATAAACAGGCTCCCTGTCGATTCTCATGGTATATTGAAAGTCTGAAATTCTATTGCTCGAATAACCATCTACATCAATTTTAATTGATCCTTGGTTGGGTATTTGTATTGGTGGATGAGTTTCATCTCCAGACACACTAATGCCACCACCTAAATCACCATATACAACTACACTAGCGTTAGCTTGGGGTATCTGCCCGATGCCTGCAGATAAAGAATATTCCGTTAAATAACCATCTATAAAACCAAAGCTTTGATCACCATAATTTATGCTACCACTCATCGGTTCTACACCAGTGTATCGCAAAAAAACATCTTCACCTATATAATACTTTGATATATTAAAATTACCAACAATAGGCCCTTGCCTAACAGAATATGTGTACCCTTTTCCTAATATATCAATAGGTGTGTCTGGTATACTAAATCCTCCATCAATATCTGTAACACCAGAAACTCGTATGCCTGACAAATAGAACTGTTGCTCATAATTTAAAATGCCGCCTTTATTTGCCACGTAAGCTACCTCCTACTCTTTGCTCCTGAGATATAACATGAGTAACTGCTTCTTTGATTTTGCCAGCTAAAACTTCTTGATTTACCGACCCCGAAGTGTCTCCAGAAGAGTTATTTGGTGGCACAGTAACATTAACACTAATGTTATTTGATTGGCTGGATGTATTAGTAGCATTAGAAACATTTGATGACATATTGGGAGTATTAGTTACTGGGCCACCTTGATTCATCTTCATGGAGTTTAATCTATTAAAGAAGCCTGGGTATTTTTTTTCAACATTTTTAACACTGGAAGCTTTGATTACATACTCACCTTTATCGAGCATAATAGGTCCAACCTTATCAATTCCTCCGGGACCATGAACCCTTCCGCCAGCACTCATTTGGAGTGGCTTTTCGTCTCTCGTTCTACTAAAGATTTCATTTGGAGTTTCTGTGTTATTGCTTGAGGTGCCAGTATATAGATATTTATTATTAATAGTAGTATTTTTACCAGGCTGACTCAAGCGTGTCGCCGATTTACTATATGAATTAGTGTGGTTTGATGAAGGTGAACCTTGAGCGATTGAGGAGCCTGGGGACATGTTAGTATTTGATTCATTGGCTTTTTGTAATCCAAGATCGATACGTCCTGATTCACTTTTTGGTTTCATTTCTACCTTTTTAAACCCTGAACTATCAGCTTCAACTTTTTCTTCCAAAGACTTTAAGTTTTTAGCGTCTTTTTTGTCAGCTCGAGCATTTTTAATATTTTTAAATTCGTTGTTAAGACCATGAGCGGCAATTGCACCAGTTATATTGCCTGCAATTGCTTGGAGTTGATTAGCGTTATTCATTACATGTTCATTTTGTTTTTGAACTTCGTATTCATATTTATCCAAAAGGTATTGAGCATAATCTTTGCGATAACTGTCGTTTGCTTTGTATCTAGCGCTCATCATGGGACTAGTGGAATCAATATCTAATGCTGAAGTACTATTTAATCTTTGAGGTTTCGATGGAGGTTTTGGAGAAGTGTCTTCATTTTGTCCTGACTCTTTTTCTCTGGAGGCTACTACATTACCTACTAATGTACCTGAGCCTTTAGCAATTTTACTCATAGCACTATCATCAGCATTACTAGTTAACGCTTTCTTACCTTTATCCCATGTAGATTCAAGCCAATTTTTCTTATCTCCTGGATCTCCACCTTCATCAAAACCTGGAACTTCAAAGTTTGCAGATTCAAGCTGTTTCTCTAGAGATTTCCTGGTAGCAGGAATGCTTGAGGTATTCATTAAAGATTGTTGTATGTTGCTTGGGCTATCTGAACCAATAGACATTGTTTGGTCATAAAATTTAGAGGCAGCTGTGGATTCATTAGCGGGAACATGAGAATATTTAGCGTTTTCATCACCCACCCTAGATTTTTCAATTGGAGCCCTAGAGTTTACACTCTCCATATTTAAAGCTGCAGATTTTATATTAGCAGCTTTTTCGTGCAAGGAACGATTGAATAAGTTAGGTTCAGGACTTTCTACACTAGCAGGCTTACTGGAAGACCTAGCAGTTAATTCACCTTTTAAATTCTTTTGACTCATAGCCACTCCAGTTTGGGCGCTCGGATTAAAACCAAAGCTTGACCAATCACTATGATCGCTCATGCCGCCACGGTTTAATTTTTGAACAGGAAGTAAAGTTTTAGATAAATTAGCTAATCCACCCTGAAACAAGCCAACGATACCACCATGAAATTTATTTAGGGCATCAGATAATGCATTCATTCTAATCATTTCGCTATCTTCATCACTTAAGCTTCCGACCGATGGTTTTTCTTCGGATATCATTGGGCGTTGATTGAGTAAATTTTTCTCCATCATTGATCGATCTGCACTTTGAACAACTGAAGGTAATGGCGCTGCACCCTCTGTAGAGATATCAAATAAATCTTCATTATTTTTATTGTATAAGTCATCCAGGGAGCCAGATTCATTAATTGACTCAAGAGATTTAGACCCTAACTTATCTACTATTTTTTTGCGAACGACATATTCGCCAGAAGTTAACATAGCTGGAACCTTGTCGGGAGAGCCAACACTACCCCCAGAGGCAAAACCTTGAATTAAACCACCTCTGTTTTTAGCTTCAATACCAGTGTCGCCCATACCAAACAACTCAAATATACCACTCGTTAATTGTTTTGTTGCTCGCTGTTTAAATGCATCAGATATTGATTGAGCAATACCTCCCGCAAAACTCTTAAGTGAGTCGCTCATTGATTTTGTGCTATCGCCCATGTTTGTCACTAAATCATTAAGACCATTTTCGACGGCATCAAAACTAGTATTGGCAAGAGTTTCACCAAATCGCTCTAGAGCTACATTATTTTGTGCAATCCTCTCAGTGATTGTATCTCTAAAAAGAGCTTCCTTACCAAGCTCTAAATTCATTTCTTTTCGAGCTTGAGCTACGGCTAGGTCGGATTCTGCAGCTCTAACGGTAGCTCCTTTTTCGGAGTAAGCATCTCGGGTTCCTTCAGCTTTTTGAACTTTATATTGAGATCGCTTTTCATCCAGTTCAACCTCTCTAGCTCCATCTCTAAAACCCTCACCATTGGCAATTTTTTCCTTGAGTTTAATTAACTCTTTAGTGAAGTCTCTTTGGGCTTGATTCATTTCTTCATGAGCATCAAAAGTGAATTGTCCTGCTTTTAATTGAGCAGTGAACTGTTCTTCAGCCTCTTTAGCTTTTATTTTTGCTTGCTTTAAACTTTCTTCGGCTTCGATAGAAAAATATCCAGATTTAACTCTTTGATTAAAAACATCAGTTAGCCTGTTTGTTTCTGTAGTTAATTTTGTTGTGCTAGTGTCGACATCAATTTCGTTTCCAGTTTTACCAAAAAAATCAGATGTAGGGTCAGTCACTTTATTTCTTTTTCCTGAAACTGATTGAGCTTCACCCCTTGCCGAAAGAGCATTAGTTTGAGATTGCTCTAAAGCTTTCTTGCCAAAATCATTACTGTCCAACCTACTTCGAGCCTCAATTAAACTTGAGGAAAAACTAATAGACTCTTCTGTCATTTTTCTTGAAGCCTCAGCTTCATATCTTTTAAATTCAATATTAGCTTTGTGTTGATCGGTCAAATTATTAGTTTCAGTAATTAAATCTTTGGTAGCTGTTTTTGATTTTGCTTGAAAACCGGTTAGTCCAACAAGTTCGTTTTGTATATCTGGCGAACTGGTACCAGAGAAATCTTTTCTGGTGATTTTGTTAAGCATGCCTTCTCTAGCTTGAGATTTACCTACAACATTACCATATTCCGTGATTGTGGATTGCTTGGCTTTTGTTGCAAAATCATTATCATTCAGTCTTTGCTGGAAATCGTTTACAGACTTAACCCAAGATCTACCTTCTTCGGCCATTGTATTTAAAGTTTCCTGCAAATGAACTCCAGCTGTTTTATCAGCTGCAAATTGTGCGGCAAGCTCTTTGCCGGCATTGGTAACCTCTGTAAGATTTAAATCTGCTTTACCTTCAAAAAATGTTTTTCCGGTATCTGGGTCGACTTCAAGTTTTGTATTAGTCTCTGTGTTTGAATCTCGCATTTTTTTACCAAAGCCAGATCGCTCGTTGCGTATCCTTTCTTGTATTGTTTGTGCGGCAAGCTCTTGTAATTTTGTATTTTTTTCTTCCGCTGCAATTCGAGCTCTTTGCTTTGCGAGAGCTTCAAGTTCGTTTGTGTATTCTTCGTCGAG